GATATTTTATAATTGTATAATATATAATGTCGGACTTTAAAACGATTTTAGTGAAGGACTCGGTCATCGGCGATATTACTTCGGATTTAGATTTCGCCGTCAAATCGGGGGCATCTCAAACCACTTTTCAACCATTCCCTTCCACAAGTGCTTCCAATAGTGCTCTGATCTGGAACGTCCAGGTTCCATCTGAGAACGTCGTGATTGGTCGTGATGTTCTACTCAACACTGCTCTCTGTATTGAATTGTCGTATGGAAGTGTCGCTGCCCCAGTTCCTGTTGGCAGGAGTGTGTGGTCATACGGAAACACTGATGCATTCCAAGCATTCCCTTTGAACTCTTTATTTACGACTGCTACTGCTCAGATCAACAATACCACGTGTAGCATCAACACCAAGGACGTCCTCCCATCTCTGTTGAGAATGAACGACAGCAGAGAACTTTATCGTTATAACTCAATGACCCCCAGTCTTCCCGACCAAGCATACGGGTCATATACCGATGCTGTGAACGCCACCAACAATCCTTTAGCATCATTTAACACTGCCTCGTATGATTTAGACCAAGTGCCCCGTGGAGCATTCCCTATTATCTACAAGGTTGCCCGTTTCGTCGGTGGTGTATTTCAGGACAATAGTCCAATTGCTACTGGTGTAGCAAACGAAACGTGGAAGATCGGTGTAGCGACAATTTTGACTGAACCTATATTCTTGTCCCCTTTTATCTGGTCTAACCCCGAATACAACTCCCAGGGTCTTCTCGGCATCAACAATATGGCATTCACGATGAATATTGATGCAACCGCTGCCCGTATATGGTCTACCGCCAACCCTTACTTCACCGGTATTGTTTTAGGCAGTCCTACCCAGCAATGCTTTAACCAACCAGGAGCATTCTCTCTTCCCGCCACCCCTGCCGGACAACGTGCACTTCTCAGCACTACCTTGGGTGTCCCCAGTTTGTTGTTCAAGTTCCTTTCTACTCAACCATCTGATTTAATCCAAACCAAGAATGTTGTGCCTTATATGGATTTCCCGAGGTATTTAACCTCCTCTGCAAACAACCCCACATTCACATCAATCGGACAACAGGTTAAGGTCAACTCGTCCAATCTCCAAATCAATCAAATCCCAGATTATTTCATCATCACTGCTCGTATTCCAATGTCCCAGCAAACACCCAAGAACTCAATGTCTCAATTCGTCATCCAGAATATTAGCGTCAATCTTAACAACCAATCGGGTCTGTTGTCGTCTGCATCTCAGTATGATTTGTGGCGAACATCCGCAAAGAACGGGTCAGCACAATCTTGGGCAGAGTTTAGCGGTCTTCAAAGTTCTTTTACTGGTGGAGTCTCGCAGAACGTCGCAACTACCGGTTCTCTTCTTGTCCTATCACCTCCTTACGATTTGTCGCTTCCCAACTACATTAGCAGTGGTTCTCTCGGCAACTACAACTTCCAATTCTCCGTCACTATCTCTAATCAATTCCCTCAAAGTCTTCTTACCCAGTTCGGTGGTAATATCCCTATTGAGTTGTGCGTTGTATGTGTCAATTCAGGGATTTTTTCAACACAACAAGGTGTCAGTGCCGTATATACTGGTATTTTAACGAAGGAGATGGTGTTGTCTTCCGTAAACGGAGGTCAGGCATCTGCAATGACTTCGGCAGAGACAAAGCGTATGATCGGCGGACAAATGCTCAATGGTGCGTTAACTGCTGTCCGTGGAATGAAGAAACACAGCAAAGGTGGAGCGATGGGACAGGCGTCCAGTGGCGGAGCAATGGGTATGGCATCCAGCGGAGGAGCAAGAGGTATGTCTAAGTATTGTTAAGCAAGTTTAGAATAAAACTCGGCATCAATTATTCAACCGCATTATAAATTATAATCGTATATTAATATATAATGCCACAAGCGAACCTTACTTACGATACGGGGTATAACCGCAAATTAAAGTCCCTTTTAGACGAAATGGACGCTAAGCACTGGAATAACGGAACTGCACAATACCACCCTACGATGTTGGGGTATAAAATGTCTAACTTTCACGGAGATTACGCCGGTGAACCAAGTGCAAAGATGTTGGTTGGTGGAGGGTCTCACGGCGACCAGCGTTTCGTCCACTCAGGCAATTCTCCTGCCTATCCTCCATATATGATGTCCAGCGGTATGTTAGTCAATTCGGGAGGTGCTAGAATCGGCGTGGATGGTGCTGTCGGTGGACGCTCTTATACATTAGGCGATTTCGGACACGATGTAGCACACGTCGGTAAAGAAGTTGCCCCCGATTTAATCCGTGCCTATTTAAAGAGTGGTAAAGGTCGCAGGAAGGGAGGGTCAAAAGTAGGAGACCAGATTGCTTCCGTCGCCAAGACCCTTGCTCCATTCGCTCCTCTATTGCTCGGTCTAGGAAGACCTGCCCCGAAGTCCAAGGCAGATGTAGTGGATGCGTTAAAAGATTTAGGAGCAAAGAAGTCCCATTCTCTCAAAAAATTAAAAGAGATTGCGATGTCGGGTGGAGCAAAATATTCGTTCGGAGATTTCGCCCACGATGTCGCTTCCGTCGGTAAAGAAGTTGCCCCTGATTTAATCCGTGCCTATATGAAGTCCGGTTCGGGACGCAAGAAGAAAGCACCGAAGACCGGAGGACTTAACCTCAAAGACGTCGTTGCATCTGCCGTCCCTTCCATCGCCAATTTAGTCAAATCTGCCGATCCTGCAGTGAAAGACAAAGTTGCCTCTGTCGCCAAATCCGTTGCATCCAAAGTAAAATCTGCCGTGGGTGCCGGACGTGGTCGCTCTGCCAGAACTGCTATTGTTAAAAAAGTGATGAAAGACCGGGGCGTTAGTATGATTGAGGCGAGTAAGATTGTTAAATCCGAGGGTCTCTATTAGATTTTATATATCAATATAATATAATATGCCACGATTTTTACATCAAGAAGACCCTGATTTAAGCGATTTAAACAGGGCAAAGAAATCGGTCAATAGTGATTACGCAAAGCAATACCGAGCACAAGACGGACTACACGACAATTTAGGACAAACTGCAGACAAAGACGCAAAGTTCAACGCATTAAGCACCCGTCTCACGGGTCTATACACTTCATTAATGGATCTCGCACAGGCGTTAAACGTCCCAGTGATGACATTAACATCCCCTATTTCATCGTTTAAACCAGCACAAGTAGGACAATTACAGCAATTAAGCAGTCGTATTTTGTCCGAGGTAAGAGCAGTAAATACCATATTCAGTAGTTTAAAATCGTTTAATATTTTTACTCCTCCCGAGGCACAACAACTCCAACAATCCGTCCAAGAAATAAACGATGCCCAAGGATTACTCGTAGGAGCAAGTCAAATGCTCGGCAGTTCACGTATCGCACGACAAATAAACGATCTGATTGAGGTATTCAGTGGTGAATTATCGCTCCTATTACAATTTTTAAACGGAGCATCTAAAAATTATAGGGCGACAGAACAAATAGGGGGCAGTTGGACGTTTGATAGTGCTTTTGACAACGCCTTACACTCCGGTTTCGGGGCACTGGATAATGTGTATAGTGCTTATAAAGGAGGAGCAATAGTTCCTGCCTATAACGGCGAAGGACGCTTCGGTTCGGATGGATACAGAATAGGCGATTATTACACTTATTCGGCACCACGTCGTTTTTACTAGGCATTTATTAGTTGAAAATACTATATTATAATCTGTTGTATATTTATAATATGGTTAAAAAAGGAGGCAAATTATCTGCACGTGATTTGAAAGGGTTAATAGACCAATCGTATAACAAAAAGAATGAGGACTACGGGGATTACAAGGTTGACCCGAGTTTATCCGACCCCGAAGTGAAAGTGTTTAAGAATGATAAGACGGGACAAGTCGTCGTCGCCCACCGGGGCACTCATTCTGCTGGGGATGTTTTTTTAGACGCCCAGTATGCTCTCGGCAGGGATATATCCGGAAGTCGCCGTTATAAGCATTCGGCAGACATTCAACGCAAAGCAGAGGAAAAATATGGCAAAGAGAATATCACCACCATTGGGCATTCTCTCGGTAAGAAACTGGCGGAGGTCGGTAAAGACTCGCACGAAGTT